CTGCTACCCTGCGTGGTGCTGGTGCCATGGCGATCTTGAATGTAGTAGCCAATGCTAATCCATTCGTAAGACTGATTACTGTCATATTTGCAGTGGGTGCAGCTTTCTGGGCACTGCATGACGCTACTCGGGGCGTAGCTGAATTGATGAACGAGAACCTGCGTCAGAGTGTTGAGCAGTACATTGCCTTGAACGAAAAGATGAAGTCGCAGTCCAGGTCAACTACCGTTCAGTTGATCAAGGATGTGCGTGCCCAGATCAGTGCCATCGGAATGCAGATCAATTCCCTGCTCACTGCAAGGATTGCCCTCGAACACTACAACGAAGCTGCTGACAAGTCTGCTTCAAAGGTAGGCAAGGACATTCTACGTGGAGGTGCACGATTCCTTGATGCTTTGATGAACTATGCCGATCCAAGTGTGTCAGGTAACAAGAGTCTGGAAGACACACTCTTCCCGTCGAGGGGCGAACAGATCAAGGAAAAGACCGACGACCTTATGAAGCTGCAGGAAGCGCTGGCTACCTACGAGAAGCAGCTAAAAGAACTCATGCAGATCAACCAGAAGCCTGATCATGCAGACATGTTTGGTAAAGCGGGGGCTGATCCGGAAGCTCTTGATCGTGCAGGCAAGGCTATGCGTGATGCCAAGCAAGCTATCCTGGATCTCCAGGCCACGGCAGCCAATGCAGGTAAAGGTATCGACACTTTTAAGTTCCTTGAACAACAGGCTGATGCTGCTAAGAAGGTTGCCGACTTCCGCGACCGCTTGGTGGATGCGAAGGTACCTCTTGCTGATGTGGCGGCTCTTACTAAGCTGTATGCCGACTCACTCCAGGCAGCTAATGATGCCACGCGTTCAATTGATCTAGTGCCGTTCAACAGGCAGATCGAGGACGTACAGCGCACGCTTGATGCAGTGTCTCAAGGACCGCAGTTCTACAAGAGCTTCCAGAGGCAGGAAGAGACTAATCAGAAGATTCGTGACTTCCGTGACAGCTTGGTCTCAGCAGGTCTTCCGCTCCAGACCATCAACGACCTTACTTTGAAGTTTGCCAACAGCACGATGGGGCTTAGGACTGCATTGGAAGGTCCTTTTGCAGCTGTGTCTGAAATGTTCAACACCGTCGAATCTGAAACGGTAAGTGCATTCAAGTCCATGACAGATGCATTCGCAGATATGGTCGTCAATGGCAAGTTCAACGCCGACTCGATGGTGAACATTGCTAAGAGCATGGTGTCCAAGATCGTCAGCGAATTGATGACTCTTACGCTGGTCAATCCTCTACTCAACTCTATCTTCCAGCCATCTACTCCGTATCCTACCTTCGGTGGTGGGGGAGGTGGTTTGGGTAGCATATTCTCGAGCATTATGGGTATGTTCGGGGGTGGTGGTCTTTATGCAAAAGGTGGAGCCTTCAATGGAGGCGTCCGCTTTATGGCTCAGGGCGGATTGCTTCGCGGAGCTACGGCATTCCAAACTCGGGACGGTGTGGCGGTCGGTGGAGAGGCTGGTACCGAGGCTGTTATGCCTCTCCACCGCACACGCAATGGCGATCTTGGCATTCGCGTTACCGACAATGCTTCGAAAGGCCCGATCGTACAGATCATCGACCAAAGAAGCAATGCCCCAAGAGTCCAACAGGAACGTGATGGTTCAGGCAATCTGCGTATAATCATTCGTGACCACGTAACAGGTATTATTGGCAGCGGTGAAGCCGACGCTGCTATGGGTGGTCGATTCGGTGCACGTCCTAGCAGGATGAGGAGATAGTCATGGCAACTGCTTGGCCTGTAACTCTTCCGCAATCCCCCCTGTCAGGTACCTGGTCTGTACAGAATCAGGACAACGTCCTTCGCGGACCGGCTGACTTGGGTGAGGGACCTGTTCGTCCTCGCACTACTTCGTATTCCCAATTGGTCAGTCTTCAGATGCTTATGACCCTTACACAGGTGCAAGCACTCGAGACCTTCTACAAGACCACACTCGAATCCGGCACTGCTAGGTTCGAGTTCACCGACATCCTTACAAGTACAACCAAAGAGTTCCGTTTCACCGAACCTTACCAAGTCTCAGAAGTGGGTGCTGGTTGGTTCAGAATCTCAATGTCCTGGACAAGAAAGGCTGAATAATGGACTTTCCTTCTTGGGGCGATGCTTGGGCAGGTGTTATGCAAAGCGGTGATCCTGCTTTGCTACTCGCCACTATTACCCATCCCGAAGTCGAAACTGTCCGGTTAGTACTCAACACGGATGATGTAGAGAGCCGCGGAGAAACGTACAGCGCTTCGTGGTTTGAGGTTGACTGGGTTCAGGATGACTCTAGCGTCCCGAAGAGCTCGTTCTCATTTCCGAACGTCGACAGGAAAGAGATCGGACAGAGGTATTTCCAAAGAACAACGCCTGCAGAAGTAACGCTGGAAGTTATTGCGGCATCTCTTCCAGATGATCCTCTGGCGCGAGTTGCTCGTCTTCAATTGAGGTCATTGCAGTTAGATCCTCTGGCTGTTACGGGGCAGTTGATGGGTAAAGATCATTCCTCAGAACCTCTAGGCAGTATCGTAGTTCTTCCTGGAAACTTTCCAGGACTCTATCGCAGAACACGCAAGGTGTGATAATGGGTCGTTGGGCTGAAAAATTTGTAGGACTGGCTGCTAGGGGTAAGCATCCCTGCTGGCTGCTTGTTCGTCAGGTTTGGGAAGAACAACTTCGTTTTCACATGCCTTCGTATGAAGAAGCCGATGCCTATAAAGCCATTTCCGAGAATGAAGGAATGTTCTTCGAAGTTCCTCGTGGCCAGGAAAAGCCATACGATGCAGTCCTTATGAAGGGGATGTTTCCTCATATTGGTGTAGTAGTTGCCAAAGGACAAGTATTGCATGTCCCTATCGGTGAGCACTCCCGTGTAGAAGACTTCCGCGATGTGAAGATCGAACGTATTATGCGTGGTCCTTGGGAGGCTCGTCATGCCTTATAATCGAGCACGCAAGACTACGGCACGACTCTTCCTGAGTCCTCTTGAGAATCCGAATGCTTCGATCGAAGTGCTCGAGCCTATTAAGATCATCGATCTCATTCCACCCCAAGCCGTCCAAAGATTCGATGAGGGCGGAGGAATCGTCCGTGTGGGAGGAAACCTCGTTCCCCGCGAGCTGTGGTCGTTTGTGACGGTCAAGCCTAAAGCAGATCTGCTAGTTGACTTCGTGTATGTGCCGAGAGGCAAGAAGTCATTCCTGCTCATGGCAGCCGTTGCTCTTGTAGCCGTAACTGCCTTCATTGCTACAGGCGGTGTTGCTCTTCTGTTCGGTTTGGGTGCTACATCTACGTTCGCTGCTGGTGGTCTTGGTGCTTCACTTCTTGCTTCCGGTGTAGGCATTGCAGGCTCGCTGGCCCTGCAGGCGCTTTCAGCTCCTCCGAAGGCTTCCAATCAGGGAGAAGAGAAGCAGCTTGGGCAGGCGGGCATTTCGGGTAACACAGTCACACCCCTCGATACTCTTCCAGTCATATTCGGAAAGATTGGTACTTCGCCTCCAATGCTTGCACCTCCCCATACCTACTGGGATGGTGACGACACGTATGCTAGAGGTGTAGTAGGTGTGCAAGGCAGATGTGCAATTACAGACATCAAAATTAACGGCATCCCTATTAGTGACTTCTCCGGCGCCGTATACGAGACTCGTGAAGGAAGTGACGGTTACGACACTGCACGCACGATGTTTACTCAGACAGTAGTCGAAGAGCATGATGGTGTAGTCCTTACCAACTTCAAAACTGAACTAGAGTCGACAAAGAACGACCTGCTCACTGATCAGACTACCCCTGACGAATCCTCTCCAAAATGGCATCCCTTCAGGACGGCCGGTCTCTGGGATGAGATCGTTCTTAGATTCGCATTCCCGTCAGGCATAGCCTATACACCATCAGGTGTTGAGGCTATCGTTCCTGTCCGCATTCGTATGAGGAAGGTTGGTTCATCTACATGGCGTAACCTTCCAACCTTTCATATCTATGACAAAGACAAAGGCTCTGGCCCAATGCGCTGTGAGGTCAGAATTGAAAGAATTAAGCAGCCTGCTGGCAAGCATTACTCAGACGCATTTGGTGAGTTCCCGATTGTCGATGTTTGCAACATAACAGGGGTGAATGAGCCATTTGAATTTGTCTCAGACAGCTACTTTGGTCCAGAAAGTACTGAGCTTGCTACTCAGTCTGGAATATATATGGCCAATGCATTGCCGATCTTTACAGGCTACACAAATGGCCAATATACGCTTTCTGCCTCTTCGGAAAACACAACAAGCACTCGTGCTTGGCATGCAGCAGATGGCTTGGGCTTTAATCCAGCAACAGCTTGGCGTGCTGCCTATCCCACTAATACATTTCCGCATTGGTGGAAGGTTGATGTTGGTTCCGGGAATACAAAGACCTATCGTTCATACACAATTGCTGCTGGCTCTTTTTCTCCTACTGCTGTGTCTATTTATTGTCCAACAAAGTGGTATGTTCAGGGCTCAAATGATAATACGAATTGGACAAACCTAGACGATTCGGAAATGGATGTATCTGATGACCTGAAAGTAGTTGGCATCTATCAAATCCAAAATCCCGGAGCCTATCGTTACTACCGTCTTTTGTTCACTGACAATCAGCAGGGCGGCGGCGCTAATCCGGTTGTTGGGGCAACTCAAGACCTCCAAGTTGCTTATATCTCATTCCATGAGTATGATGCTCCAGGAACAACCCTTGTTGGCAATGACAGATCCGCAACCACAATCGTTGGAGTGATGTCCTCCTTTGGCTCTTATGCGTATGGAAGGTGCCGTTACGTTTCCCTCGACAAGAAGGGTGCTCGTGTGTTCCTTGACCCTGATCAATGGGAAGCAGGCGAGTATGAAGTTCAAGTGAAGCGTGGCGTTGCTCTTCTCTACACTGACTATGACAGCTATGCGGGCCCTTCAACAACCACTCCATACCAGTATAATGGCAGCGCAGTAAATGCTGACTTCTTTGATTATCGCCTAACCTCTGGCTCATACCAAATCTTCATTGGACAAAAGAACTACCGCAGCGACATGCAGGTAGAGGCCTTCCAGACGATCAGCAATGAGAGCCCATTCGACGATACTGGTATTGCAATGATTGCAGTGTCAGTTCCTAACATCCAGATTCAGTCTCTATACGCAGTATTCCAGAGGTATGCTCCTATCTGGAATGGTACAATTTGGAATCCGACAGAAGTCCTTACGCAGAATCCAGCAGCCTTCTACAGGCAACTTCTTCTTGGTGGGGCGAACATGAAGCCGGTGCCTGGTGAGTGTGTCGACGATGTCGGCCTCGCTGAATGGTATGAACGCTGTGACGCCAATAGCTGGTGGGTCAATGCAATCATGTCAGGCTCCCGTGTAGGCGAAGCCAAACAGATGCTAGCTTCGGTCGGATATGCCACTCCACGAGATGCCGATATGTATGGTGTGGTAGAAGACTACGATACTTCGGCAGAGACCTATAGGTATCTCATCACTCCTATGAACACGAAGGATGAGGGCAATGCAAATGAGGTCCCGGACCTCCCGCACGCGATCCGGGCGGAATTTGCCAATGAGGATGAGTCATTCGCCGTTGATCACGCGACCGTGTACCTTGATGGGTACGATGCATCTAATGCTAAGCTGTTCGAGACTATTAACTACTTAGGCATTACCAATGCTACTCAAGTAGCCGCCCGGGCCTTGTTTGATCTCAGGCAGAAGCTTTTCAGGACTGCAATCTACACTAGACGTGTAGGAATTGAGGGTATCGGAATTCGTCGCGGTATGGTAGTAGGCCTTGCGGATGATACAGTGGATGGAAATACGGCAGCGGGTAAGATCGTATCTATCCAGACCAGTGGCAGCAATGTTACGTCGATTACGTTAGACAGCATTATGCCTTGGGACGTTAAGAGCGACTTCCTTGCAGTAGAAGACATTACGTCTGTTTCTGATGTACTCAATACATCCGAGCCTATGGGTGTAGCTATTCGTATCCCTGGATCGAATGCTCTTATCAAGCAGGTGTCTGACGTTACAAAATCTAATGTCTGCACATTCACCACACCATTCGCTCTTGCAGGATCTGGTCTTGCAGAAGGCCAACTTGTAGTAGCAGGACGATTTGCCAAGATAGTACGTAGGTGCAAAGTGCTTCACATCATTCCCAAAGGCTTCGAAGAACGATTGCTGTTATTGGTCGACGAAGCCCCCGAAATTTTCGCATAAGGAGTATGGTCATGAAAAAGTGGATTCTGAGTCTGGTAGCCCTCGTACTATTGAGCATTCCTCTTGGACTGCCAACTGTGCAGGCAGCTACGCTTGACAGGAAGGTCTGTTCCGTAGCAGACCTTGCAGGAGGTAACTGTTCGGGCAATACACTCCTTTCGAACCTCAACCTGGAAATTGGGCAAACCTACGTAGGCAATGCCCTTAAGGTCAATTCAGTTGCAGGTACCAATATTATCTCAGGAACGACAAGTCCTGCAGCGACCGCTTTGCAAGATGGTGAGCTGCGCCTTCTCAAGGCAGCTGCAACTAATACTTTGGCAGTCACTTACAACGACAACGGGCTTGGAGCAATCCAAGTACTGTCAGCTGCAGGTGCTGCTCTTAGTGCGGGTGATATTCAATCAGGTACGGTCTATCTTCTTACCTACAACCAAACAGCCAATGCCTGGTATATCATTACCAATCTGGGTACGGGCACCGCAGCTGCTTCTGGTCCGTTCATTACGGCATCTTCCTCCTCGTCACTTACGGCAGAGCGCGTACTTACTGCAGGTACTTGTATCACAGTAACAGACGCGGGTGCTAACAGCACATTTACGATCAACGTAGGTTCGTGTTCTTCTTCCAACCTCGCTTCGGCCATCACAGACGAGACTGGTTCAGGTGCAGCCGTCTTCGCCACTTCTCCCACCCTTGTTACTCCCGC